CCCCAGTGGATACCAGGATCGGCGGGCGGAGTGTTCCAATAGCCGCCAATCATCGGGACGTATAAGGTATTCGGGTGCGCTTCAATATGTGGCACGGCTCGGAACTTCACATCAAAGCGGGTCAGGATCACCACATCATAAATAAAGCTATTCTTTTTTTCGTGGCATGATTTCAACTCCATTGCCCGTGATAATTTCCAGGCAATCGATAAGTCATTAGTTGCCATGACGCTGGGAATATTTTTACGCTGGTCAAGCGCCATGTTGTAAATATCCTCCTGATTGGCAACTTCGATTTTATTCGGTTTGTAAAGTTCGGTTATTCGTTCCTTGCAGTCATCGGTCACAATGAAAACATCCGGCTGATATACGTCTAGAATATGTTCCTTGAGCGACGGGAAACAAAATTCAAAGGTGCGCGGCTGCCCGGCGAGTATCAGGGCGGATCTCATTGTGGGTTGTGCCTTATATGACCCGCACCGTACGGATGATAGATGACGATCTCAGGCTCATGCAATTGCGGAGCGTTCCAACTGACTGGCAACCGCTTTGCTTTTACATCGGGGTTACTGTGCATCGCGCGATGTAAACTCAATTGCTCATCCCATTCCTGAAAGCGCATCCATTCCTCATGCCATTCACAGAATAACTTTTCAATGGCTGGGGATTTGCGAAAGAAGAACACGCCCGAATTAATAAACTTCTGCGAGTCATCGCCGCCGGTTTCGATCACAGTCGCATCCCGCTCCTGTATATTGATCTCCCAGCCTGCCAGTTGTTTGTTATACAATTCCCTGAGCGATAGATGCTCCTCAGTCACAACCAAATCATAATCAGCCAGGGCATGAAATCCAGACTCTATTGATTTCATGAAAACACAATCCGCATCGACATACAGAGTCCAGTCATAGGGAGAGCATTGATACAGCAAAGGCTTTACACGTCCAGAACGAAATTTGAAATTAGTGCGCTGGGATAGGTCAAAGGGACACTCGCCGATCCATTCCAGATAATTCGTACCCATGACCTTGCTATCCCCTACAACGGTTACAGGCAGATTGAAGCCTAACCGTTGTAGGGAGAAAATAGACTTACGCACACTCGCGCCGGCTTTAATACCGAACGCCATGAAGATCATCCCGATCGAATGACCATTGATGTGGGTAGTCTGTTTGACGGGCATTAGGATTACGAGCCGCCGGCGGTCGTTAAAACTGCAAACGGGTATCGAGTCGTATCATCCTCGTTCATCATGTTAATTGGATTCGGGAGCGCAAAGCCAAGGCGCATCACGGCGCGCAAGGCGATCATGTCCTGTTGTGCCAGGTTGTAGATGATCGCGCCAGAGCCATCCTGAATCACTGCCTCAGTCAACACCTTGTAGGTGATGTCCTGCCGAATGGCATACACCAATTGATTCCAATCACCGGAATAAAGCACACCGGAAGTATTGACAATGGAACCATCAGTGGGGAAGTAGAGCGGCGTCCCGTCCAGTTCGTAACGGGTCGCATCCTGCATGGAGGTTTTGAAGATCGGTTGCAAGTTCAGATCCCGCACACCACGGAGCTTACCTTTGAAAGTGGGGGAGGCGAGTGAGCCGGTGACCATAAATCCATCGGCTTCCACTTTCATGAATACCCCATCGACTCCAGCGGCGGTTTCGGACAGGATCGCCTCATAGAGGTCGGTATAGGATGCAAGTGCAACGGTGTGACCGGCGGCGGTCGAACCGGCTACAATGCCAGCGGAACCGAGGTTGGTTGTCCAGGTTGCGGGGATGTTGGTCCCGTACAGCACGGCGCGATTGATCGCAAAACTAAAAGCGCGCTCAATCTCAGGACGCACGGACGCCCAAACATCGAATCCCGCATCGTCTAACACTGCTTCAGGGATTGGCACAATAACCGCCAGTTCCTCAGCATCGATGTACTTGTTTTCCCATGCCATCTCACTAGTCTGCTTAAGACCGGTATCACCATCCACGAAGTAAGCCGTGGCGAGTGCGCTAAGAACCGGCATACGCCGCTGGGCGCGGCTCATGTTCGGTAACTTGCGGGCAAGTTGCATGATGGGATTTTGGGTTGCTACGTTCAAGACGATTTGCGCGGATACGTCCTCGGGAATGAGGGCGGCGGCATCCGCGCGGGTAATCTGTGAATTATAAATTGCCATTAGATTTTTTCCTTGTCCCATCACCCTGTTAGTAAGATGGTGGGATTATGTGCCGTGTCCAGCCGCCTTACGGATGAATTCATTCATCCCTTGCGCTGGACTCGGCGGGGTTTGTGTTCCGTTGCCGGCATTGGCGCGGGCGGTGGGAAGTCCGAAAAGTTCCGGGGCTTCCTGTTTGATCGCGTCCCAATCCGGCGTTCCATTTTTCTTGAAATGATTACCAGCCTCCGCCAACAACCAGGCGGCGCGGGGATTGCGGACTTGTAACGCGGGGTTCATGGCTTCCTCAAGAAATGCGGCGCGTCTCTCAGTCGCTTCGAGTTTTGCCGAAATATTATCGAGTTGCGCGCGGGCTTCGGAGCCTTCTTTTTGCCCGGCTGCCAGTTTCTTGATCTCCTGTGCAAAGCCGTCGCGTTCGCCGCGTGTTGCTTTGACGGTGTTCTCAAGAGTGGTAAAACGAGTCTCGATAAGTCCCTTTATGGCTTCATCTTGTGAAGCCAACCAGGCATCAAAATCCAAAGGCTTCGCGCCTTGTGCTGGTTGTGTTTCTGTATTCGGTTGTTCGGGTTGGGCGGGGGCTACCATCGCGGTATCTTTCCTTTTCGGCGTCGCGCCGATGTAACAAAATAGCCGCGTCGTTTTCAATTTCTCAATTGATTACGAGCGCGGCTTTGATAAGCGGGGCTTGCGGGCTATTCAGTTAAAAATCAGTATACACCCGTTAAGGCGGTTTGTGTACTTCCTCCTCATGACTATCGACAAGCAGAATGGTTACATTACGAGAGTTCGGGAGTCCGTATTCCTTCTGCAAGGCGGCTACAATGGCAAGCAGGGCACGGATCACGATCTCAGCAGTTTGTTTGGTCATGGTTCTATAAACCGGGTGAGCGGGCTTTTACCGCCCATGATTGAAATGCGCCTTGCGGCGTTTGCAGTGTGTCTAACACACACCCGGTTAATCATGTGGTTCCACCTAAGAGAATAAATAAAATCAAACGTTTGTTTTGTCATGCCTCATATTCTGGAAAGCCAATGCCATCTTACCCAAGTCCCTTGCTGCCTCTTCAAAAGATTTTGTTATTTTAGGTACAACTATCCCTAGAAGACGCACGCCGCGTATTAACTTTTTGCGGATTTTCTTTTCGCGTCCACCCTCTGCGCTTTTACACGCCCGGATGTGCCGCTTACCGTGTAGTGTTTTCATCGTTCAACCTTTCAGTGGGGGAGCTGGTTTCTTTTATTTCTCGATCATTCAATATAATTAACATTATATGGAGTGATTATACTCTACGGTTGCGCCAGATCGCGGAGGCGAGGACGATATTCGCAAATCTCCAAGTAAATGCGTTGAACAAGTTCTATCAATCATAAGATCACTTCACTAAATCCTTGAGCGATACGACCATTGGGGCATCCCCCCAAATGTCGCTATGAGATAGACCTGAAAACGAATCTAACGACATACCACCTTGCCATAAATCAAAACGAGCGTCCCCAAGTATTTCTCTTTGACGCGCTTCATCCTGACTGAGTAACCAATCTTTGCCTTTTTCCCATTCCGGCGCACCCATTCCACGAACATGAGGCACGGCTGCACACATGCCGTTCGGGTGACATTCTAATTCAGACTCTAACTCCAGAAATTCTCCATCCCGCATTAAGCAACCAATACAAGCCGTGGCTTTGTTAACGAGTCTATAAAAACCTGAAACTACTCCGCTCTCGCGGTATTGCGCTACTGAAGAATTTCTGTACGACCTATTAAGTTCAGTCCTCGCAATCAAGATACTTCGATCCAATCCAAGCCCCATCCCGTTTGCCATATCCTTTGCGATCTGAAATGCACCAGAACCTTTTCCAAGTCCATTGACAAGGGCATCCACGATCCCATTCGAGGCATCCCCAACGGCTTTTGATAGTAGATTTCCCAGCGGCTTCCCGTCCCCAGATATTCCTACCAGACTTTCGACGGCTCCCACATTTACGCGGTTGAAAGATGCGGAGAGCGGCGTCGGATAACTGGCAAAGAGCGCGGCTTGAGCGGAGTCGATCCCAAGTGTTGCGGCGCGTCTTTGTGCGGCGGTGATCGTGGCGCCGGCTTCGCTATTGTATTTCGATATTTGGGTTTCGAGTTGTCTTTGTAGTACCTGATACCGCTCCGCCCTCCAAATCATTTGCTTCGTGATGACCTCCCCGGCGGCGGTGCGGCGTGCCATTTCTTCGGCTAGAGCGGCAATGTCTGATTGTAATGATGCTTCGATGGATAACCAGCGGGACGCCATAGACTCTACTGTCTGCGCGTCGAGGGCTTCGAGTTTTACGCGAAAGTCTCTTACCGCAATAACGGCTTGAGACTCAGGCGTTGTTACTGGTAGCATCTACCCGACTCCAATACTCATCCCATGTCCGCTTAATAAAACCGCCTATGTCAAAATCAAGGTCTAAAAGCAAATCTTTTTTTATTGGTATTTCCACCCATCGCTTTGATGTTCGTACCCTCAACGAATCTTTATATTCGTCATATTGCAGTAGTGGCTTTTCGCCGTCCAGCAGTAACGCGTCCATCCATGCGGGTTTGCTTAGAGATTGTCTGTATTCAAATAGACTCATTACACGCCTCCTGTGTTGAGATTATCAGTATTCGTAGCCGGCGCGTTCTGTTGATTTTGGCGCGTCCGTAGTTCGTTGAGTGTGGCTTGCGCTACGGTCTCCTGTGCCTTTTTCATTTGCTCCTGATCATCTTTCATCTGGTCAATATCCTCTTGTGACCAGCCGGCATCCTTGAGAAGCGTTATCAATGGGATCCCGGTATTGACTCCGATCTGCAAAACCTCCGCCTCTGTTTTGGGTTGTAAACTCTCCGCCCGTTCCCATAGTACATTAATATCTGACGGCTCTATGGTTACTCCGTCCAGTTCTGCCAGAAATGCGGCGATGTCCTGCCACTGTGCGCCGAATTCTCGTTGTCTCTTTTCAGCCTTACGGATAAGCGGCGACTCCATTGCTAAAAGTGCCTCCCCGGATATATTCGCGCCGGAGGTCATTAGATAATGTTTTGGGGTGCGGGTGATGATCGCGATCGCGTTCGCAATTGGGTCAATGGAGTCCCAAAAGTTCTTAAGCGTTGACGCTGGAAATTGTCCCGCGCTGGTCTGTTGTCCTTGACCGTCGCCGGTCGGCAACCACCAGATTTCATTGGGCGAGTTTTTCAATGCGCCGGGGTCTGCGTTCGATATGACGTAGCGTTGCGGACCGGATGTAAACTCACTCGATATGAGCATATCCGAGAATAATTTATTAACCGCGTCTTGCAGGGTTAGGACCTTGAATATCTCCCCCGGACTTTTCAACTCGAATACTGGAATGACTCCATATGTGTTTGTCTCTGCCGGTTCTTTCATCGTAAAAGCAGACGATTTATCTATGGGACTAGTCGTTTTTTGGCTTACCCAATGTTCAATTCTTTCCTCGTAATATAAGGTTATCTCTTGCGTTTGATCTGACCGATTGAACCATTTCGCCGCGTAGGTTTTCTTGCGTGGGTGCTCCGGGTCATAGAATACAGCGCATAAACGCGGGTCGTTGAAGTACGCTTCAATAACTCCGTCATCCCCTTTCCAGGCGATGATATACGCCTGCGAAGTGGTGAGCGCGGCGCTATGGGCTTTGTCGGCTTCAATGTCCAAATGGAGTTTATCGAATAGTATATCCAGCTTATCGTTAACCGCCTTTTTGTTTGCGTCTATGGTGACGGGTTTGTTTTTGCTTGAGCCGGTCACATCGAAGCCGGATAACTGGATTCTATCCAGCGTCGAGTCGACTATGAGCGACATCCAATTGATGAAAAACGAGGAGGTGATATTGCCGAACGCATCGGCTAATCGTTTTGTGGAATACTTCAAGGGCTGCGGACCCGTGTAGTACAGCATGAGCCTATCCAGATCAGGACGTTTTTTGCTTATCTCATTGAACGCCCTTTCAAGATCAGTCTGTGCGGCGGTCGTTGTGAGGGTTGAAATAAAGTTAGAGTCAATCATGGTGTTACTCCGCTATTCTTTGGCGGTATTTGCCAATGCGATTCGATGCGATTTCTCTTTTTGTTAAAATACTCCATAATCTCAATCGCCCGGTCCGCATCCTTTTTTGATACCTGATTTACAATGTCAAAGTAATAATGCCCCGGTGTGAGAAATGGTTAATCAGGATACTTATCAA